TAGTGTATAATAGGTAACATCTCCATTCCGGATAACGGGTTGCTTTGAGCGGCACTACAATAGCAATTCAAAGATGGTGGACGAGGGTTCGATCCCCTCACCCGGTGCAATGAACATAAGCAAGGCAGATTTAGCCCGTTTGGATGATTTGTTAAAAACAATCGGCATTGATGAAGCCACCGCAGGTATGGGTGGCTCTGTGCTTGGTGATGCGATGATATACGTTGCACAGGTAATCATTGACAAACTAAAAGAAAGCCTTACCGAAAAAGGTGCTTATACCCGTGCCAAACAACTTATGCAGTCAATTAAGGCTGACATTCCAAACGTAACACCGAAAGGGGCTACCATTGGAATTGAGATGATTAATTACTACCAATGGGTTGAAAGTGGCAGGCGTCCGGGCAAAAGACCACCGATAAAAAGTATTGAAGAGTGGATAACATCAAAGGGCATTCAGGTAAGGCAATCAAAAGGCGAAAGCGGTCAATCTGTACTTGATAGGCGTAAGTCAATGGCAATTGCCATAGCTGGTAAAATAGCATCAAAAGGAACGATAAAGCGTTTTGGCTATAAAGGCAGTAACTTTATAGCTGATGTACTCACACCTCAAAACGTGGACACCATCGCACAGAAGCTGTCCGATTTGACTGGGTTGAGATTACAGGCTTATGTGACTACCGAGGTAACGCAATAGGTACTTTTATTAGTAATGGCAATCACAATTAACACCGAGCCGAATGACATCAGCCCGGTTTATTCCGATATTTCCTATGTGGTAACTTCCACCAACTACGCACAGCCGAACTTTAAATTTGTTGCGGTCGTAAAAAACGCATCCAATGTGGTAATCGCAAAACTGAAAGCACCTATCTTTCACGGCACGACTGACAAAGCGGTGTTTAATCTGTCACGAATTTTGCAAAATTATGTGACGTATGACTTTACCCAATCGCTGGCATCAATCAGCAAATGCACAAACAGTTATTTAGCATATAGCGTGGAATTTGGCGAGGAATATGGCGGCACGGAATACCTAACCCTTGCTAGTGATACGGGTAAATATGTGTGGAACGGCCTATTCAATTTGTACGGCAGTGAAACCACAGCCACATATCAAATCACCTACCCAAGCACCACACCAAAGTTTCTTACCCGTGTACGGACAAGGCGTGTATCACTTGCACAAACCGACTACCTTTACTTTTTAAGGGGTGCGGTAGGTGCGGCAACCGAAATACAAGTAAAAGCATACAACGCTGCTGGCTCATTGCTTGCCACATCACAGATAAAAAATAACTTCACCGATGCAGGCGAAAAGTCCGAGTTCTTACTTAGATGCCCTGCTGGCCCTGATAACCTCAATGACATCACCGCAGGCAACCTTACAAGCGGAACGGCTGGCAATGTGATACCAGCATCAACAGATTACTACACCATGCAGGCGATTGATAGCGGCAGTCAGTTGGGCAGCGAACTTTACCGCTTTGACGTGGTGGAAGAGTGCAGCAAATACACCCCGCAGTATTTATACTTTTTAAACCCATTAGGCGGCTTTGAAAGTGTGCGGTGCAGCATGGCATCAAAAGACAAGTACAACGTCAGCAGAAAGCAATTCAAGCGGAATAACTACACGCTGTCTGGCAACATATACTCATACGATACCAGTAAACACGGTATCACCAACTATGCTGTTGAAAAAACCCGTGAGGTAACTTTGAACACCAACTGGCTGAATGAAACGGAATTTGAATGGTTGCAGGATTTGATTGCATCGCCTGTTGTCTTTTTGGGCAACATCCCCGTTAACATAACCGATACAAGTTATGAGGTGTTTGACGATATCGACGGCCCGAATAATCTGAAAATTACTGTCCAATATACTGAACCGGAAAGGTTGCAAAACGCATGAACAACGTAAGATTAGTATGCGGTGGGGTGAGTGTTGACCTGCCGAGTGATTTTGGAATACTGATAAACAAATCCATTGCCGATATTCGGGAACCCGAAAGCCGCAGTTCTGATTGGTCAAAGACATTCACGCTGCCCGGCACAAAGGCAAACAACAAGCTGTTTACCCACTTGTTTGATTTGAATTTGAGCATACGCAATACATCAGCCACGAATTTCAATCCCGATTTTAACCCAAACCTGAAAGCCGATGCAATCTTGCAAGTTGATGAGGTTACACAGATACAGGGTTTTATCAGGTTGTTGGGTATAAAGGTCAATGACCTAAATCAAATTGAGTATGAATGCTCAATGCACGGGGAACTGGCTGACCTATTCGCTAAGATTGCCGATGAAAAACTTATAAATTTAGATTTTAGCGAATACAACCACATTATCAGCGACACTAACATTTTTAATTCGTGGGATACGAGCATAATTAAAAACGGAAGTGCATTTGTAAATTTTAGTGGTAACGCCCCGATTGGTGACGGCTACGTTTATACTTGGATGGATGACGGCACTTATGCCGATTACAAAAACTTGAACACCGAGGATATGACAATTTGCCTTTACGCAAAAACAGTAGTTGACAAGATATTCAGTGGTGCTGGTTATTCATATACATCGGGCAGTTTTTTCAATACACCTGAATTTAAAAGAATGGTGATACCTTGTCCGACACGTTATCCGATATTGACACAAGATGCGGTTGCGGACAGAACTATTGACGTCAAAAGAAGCAGCGATATTGTGGTTTTGCCATTAGATAAAATAATTTTTAATGCCGAAAATAGCGATCCATCAAATCAATATAACACAACAACCGGGGTATATACCAATGACTATTCGGGTATTTATGATTTGTTTTTTGTAAATAAGGCAACCGTATCAGGTTTAACCAATGGTGATGCTTATGGCTCTATTTATGAGTTAAAAATAAATGGCAACGCAGCAAGGATTTTATATTCAGAGAGTAAAATTGCAAGCGCTGGAAGTGTTACATTTGATAGTATTTTACCAGTCAATTTCATTTACTTAAATTCTGGCGACACGGTTGAGCTGGAATTGCAATATGTTTACAATTACACCACAAATACATTTCCAGCACTAACCTATACCTATACGCAAAAAACCAACAGCCGATTTTTTAATCAGATTTATGATATGGGTTGGGGATACAACAAGCCATTAGATTTTGCAGGGTTTTTTACAGGCGATACAAAGCAGCGTGAATTTTTGAAATGGCTGTTTACAATGTTTAATCTTTATATTGAACCTACCGATATAGATAAAACACTCACCATTTTGCCCCGTGAGGAATTTTATACTAACACAGTGAGGGATTGGACACAAAAAAGAGATATATCACAGCCGCTTGAAATTGTACCAATGGGCGAATTGGATGCAAGCAAGTATTTATTTACCTATGCAGAGGGCGATGATGATGATAACAATGCGTATAAACAGGAGTTTGACAGAATTTATGGCGACAGAACTATTGTAATAAACAATGATTTTATTAAGGATGAAAAGAAAATTGAAATCGGCTTCCAACCTACACTGATTGTAAAACCAGTCAATGAGCCAGACAAATACTTTGCAGGTAACTCAACCGACAACAAAGACGGCAAGGCAGGTAAATTGCGTATATTGCAATACGCAAAACAAAACTGCATCAGCTATACAATTTATTTAGGGGCAAAAACATCAGCAAGCACACCAAGTACAACAACCAAAACAATCTATCCCTACATCGGTCATTTTGATACACCACTAACCTCTACTTATGATATCAATTTTGGGATGCCTAAATATATCGGACTGCCTGCACGTACACCGATTACAAATAACAATTTGACAAATCAGTATTGGTCAAAATACCTGCAAGAAATAACAGACAAAGACAGCAAGATTGTAAAAGGTAAATTTTATCTTACCCCAGGGGACATGGAAAAGTTGTCATTCCGTGACTTGTACTTTTTTGACAACAATTATTTCCGGTTAAATAAGATTGAGGACTATGACCCAATCAACCCTTCGGTCAATATATGCGAGTTCTTATTCCTTAAAGCCGGGCCAACATTTACAGCCACAACAGGCAGCGTTAGTGGTGGTGGTAAAAATGGTAACATATTTAGCGGACAAGAGGAATACGACCCCTACGATGGTGCAAACAATCAAGGTAAAGTCATAAGAGATAAAGGCATTGCACTTGGGCAATTCAATCAAGCTGGCGATGGCATAGTTGCTGGGGATGCGGTCAGCAACTACGGCAGGGCAAACGCCGCATTTGCAACCAGTGGCACATCCTTTTTGCCCGGCAGCGAACGCAGCATCGTAATCGGCGAGGGTGTTCAAAATGTTCAAAGTGATGAAATATGGCTACAAGGCCACTCCATGACACAGGTCAATTTCAGCACCAACCGAATTAAGTTCACGGCAGCAACATCCGTGACCGCTGATTTGTACGTGGACATTTACATCATGGACACCGCTGCAAATACTACGTTAAATTTGCCCGATGCCACCACTTGTATAAGTAAGGCATACTATGTTTATAAAAACACATCAGCACATTCGCTTACAATCAACCCCTATGAAGCACAAACGATTGACGACGGGGCAACGTATGTAATAACAGGACACTATGAATGTGTGCAAATAGTCAGTGACGGCACACAATGGAGAGTAATATCAAAGAAATAAAATGGCACAAACAACAGTAGCAATAAATTTAGAGGCCAAAACCAAAGGCACGGAAAGCGTAAAGTCGCTGAAAACACAAATTAGGGAGGCCACAGCCGAAGCGGTATTGCTTGCCCGTAAGTTTGGTGAGTTCTCACCCGAAGCAACGGCAGCAGCGCAAAAGGTTGCCAAGCTGAAAGATGAAATGGGCGACTTCCAGCAGCGTGTCGCAGGTTTAAACCCCGATAAATTCCAAGCGATTGCAGGCGTTACGCAAGGTATTGCAGGCGGTATTTCTGCTGCCACTGGTGCAATGGCCTTATTTGGTGCTGAAAGCGAAGATGCACAAAAGACACTTGCAAAGGTTCAGGGTGCGATTGCCTTTTCGCAGGGTATACAGCAGTTGTTGGATATGCGGAACTCATTTGGGGCAATGGCTACCACGATTAAAACGCAGGTCATTACAGCATTTACAACGCTGAGAGGTGCTATGATGGCAACTGGTATTGGACTGTTAGTTGCTGGTGTTGCTGCTTTAATAGCTAATTTTGAAAAGGTATCTGCATGGATTAAAAATAGCCCATTTGGAGCATTGGCAAATGGAATAGGCGATGTAATTAATGCAATAACAGATTGGATAGGTATTACAAGTGAAGCACAACGTCAGACGGACAAGATGCTAAAAGATACCGAAAAAAGCATTAAGCAAACAGAAACATTTTTAGAGGCGAATGGTGACAAATATGATGCTTATACAAATCGTAAAATCAAAGCAAACCTTGATTACAAAAAAAAGGTATTGGAGGTCAATAAAGATGAAACACTTTCAGAGGCACAAAAACAGGCCATATTAAAACAGTTCCGTGATAAAGCTGACAGGGAAATAAAAAAGGCAGACAGCGAGCGTGCAGCCGAGTCAACAAAAGCGAAAAAAGATGAACTAAAAAAGAGTGAGGAACTTGCACAAAAACAACGTGAACTTGCCGAGCAGCGTAAACAAAATCAGCTCGAAATCAATGCCACGATGTTGGCACTTGACCAATCCACTCTTGATGCACAAATCAAAGCGGCTGATGCGGCTTTCGCCACAAAGGTAACGCAGTTGAAAAATCAAGGATACACGGAAAAGCAAATTGCAACCCTGCGTGATGCCGAACTTGAAAAGGTACGTACAGCGTTCTATGATAAACAAAAGGCAGACCAAGAAAAAGCCAACAAGGAACGTGAGGACAACTTTAAGCAAACAACTGAAAAGGAAATTGCAGATGCTCAAAAGGCAACAGATGACTATTTTACCATACAACAAACTGCCTTAATACAACAGGGCGCAACACAAGCTGAATTTGATGCACTTGAACTTAAAAGATTAAATGCACAATTACAAAATGCCCGTGATTACGGAAAAAGCACAGTAGATATTGAAAAAGATATTGCGGCAAAGAAAAAAGACATTTACGACAAGGATGCCAAAGCCAAAGAGGACACAGAAAAAGCAAAACGTGCGGCTGAAATGGCAACCCTCGAAAGTGCATCGTCAATAATTGGATCTCTCGGTCAGTTGTTTGGTGAAAGCGAAAAGTCGCAAAAGGCGTTTGGCCTTGCTCAAATCGCAGTTGACACCGCAAAGGCATTGACCGCAGCACAAGCCAACGCAATGGCTCCTACACCTGACAACGTGGCGACAAGTGGTGCTGCTGGTTTTGCTAAATATGCCGGATATGTTGCCATTATTCTTTCAAACGTAGCAAGGGCAAGGGCGTTGATAAAAGGTTCCGGTGGTGGAGGTGGAGGCGGTGGCTCTGCTGCTGCACCTGCTGCCCCGTCATTTGCACCTACCGTTGGCGGTGGATTGCCCGATGAGCAGCAGTTCGGTGGAATGGGCAGGGTGTATGTGTTAGAGGGTGATATTACCAAAACCCAAACCCGTGTCCGCAGGTTAAGAAATACGAGCGTTGTTTAAACCTACTTTTAAAGATATGGACTTGCCAGTTTACAAAATCATAGTTAATGAGGATGACGATACCGGGGTTGATGTAGTTTCTTTCGTGGAACGCCCAGCAATACAAAAGGACTTCATGCTGTTTTCGCAGCAATTCGTGGAACCTGGTGCAAAGGAAAGCGAAGAGGAATTTATCAGCAGGTGTATTCCGGTCATGATTGGTGAGGGCATGGAACAAGAGCAAGCCGCAGCCGTGTGTTATTCTAAGTGGGAAAGCCGCAAGGAATTTGAAAGCTACGATGACTATCCCGAAGCCGCCAAAGAAAATGCAAAGATTGCACTACGTTGGGCAGAGGAAAACGGCTGGGGTGATTGCGGCACACCCGTTGGCAAGATAAGAGCAAACCAGTTGGCAAACGGTGAAGCCATCACCCGTGAAACCATTGCACGAATGGCAGGGTTTGAACGCCACAGACAGAACAGCGACAAAGAACTTGGAGATGGATGCGGTAGATTGATGTGGTTAGCGTGGGGTGGTGATGAGGGCATTGAATGGGCGAGCCGTAAACTGCAACAGATAGACATGAAACAAGCGTATTCAGTGCAGGATGAAGAGAAACGCATTGTGACTGGCCCAGCAATGTTGGCCGATTTACCCATTTACCGCTATGATGATGTACGTGGTGAGTACTATGTAACCTTTGATGCACCTACCATTTGGACTATTGCCAAAAAATTTGTCCGTAAAAACTTCTACAAGGCCGTAAATACCGACCACGAAACCCCGGTTGATGGTGGTGTCCACATGATTGAGAGTTACTTTATTGACCGAGAGCGTGGTGTTATGCCACCCAAAGGATATGAGGATGCCAAAGACGGTAGCTGGTTTCTCACCTATTTAGTGGACAATGACGAATTGTGGGCAAAAGTCAAGGCAGGTGAATGGAAAGGGTTTTCGGTTGAGGGGTTTTTTGACATGGAAGAGCAAGACGAAGTCGTAACCCTGATGCGTGAAATAGCTGCCATGCTGAAAAATTTTGCATAGGTTTTTGGTCTTGTACCTTTTATGGTATGGATTTCAAAACAGAACTTAACGAAATGAAAAGCGGACTTGCGGCTTTTATGGCCGAAGTAAAGCAGCGTTTCAATGAAGTTCCTGCACCCGTTGAAGCTGCGTTTGGTGAGTTGACTTTGGTTGACGGTACAATCGTAGTATTTGACGGTGACGAATTAAACGTGGGTAGTATGTTATCGGTTAAAACAGAGGAGGGCATTGTGCCTGCCCCTGATGCCGTACACGAAACCACCGATGGCCTGCTTGTAACTACAAAAGACGGAGTTGTTGAACTTATCGAAGAGAAAACAATGCCCGTTGAGGAAGTTGAGGTTGAAAATCAATTCGCATCGCTGGAACAATTTGATGCTCTGCGTGCCGCCAATGAGGAAATGGCAAAGAAAATCGCCACCCTCGAAACCGCCCTTATCAATGTGTTGGGCAAAGTAGAAGAAACTTTCAGCGTGTTTGAAAAGTTTGCATCTGCTACACCTGAGCCGACCAAAAAGCCATTCGGAACAGCTAACAAAAACAAAGAGGAAAATTTTAATGGCTTTCTTTCCGCAATCAAAAAAATCAAATAATTAAATAATCATGGCATTTGACGTAACAGGTTTATCGAATTACACCAAAGAGGAGAGCTTAAATCTTCTGACCAAAGCCATGTTCAGTGCAAAAACCGCTTCATTGTTGAACGGTGCTGGACAGGTTCTCCCCGGTATCAAAAGTGCAGAAATACTGCCCCTGCTGTATTCTGACGTTTATTTTCAAACTGACAGCTGTTCTTACCAGACCAGCGGTAACACCACCCTTTCAAAGCGTACTTTGACCGTAGGTAAAGTAAAGGTACAGGAAACCCTTTGCCCCAAAGACCTCGAAACCAAATACACTCAAAAAGCTTTGAATGCTGGTGAAGCTATCGACATGGGTGTTTTCACTGAGCAAATCGGAAATGAAAAAGCTGCTAAAATTGCCGAAGCTATCGAAACTGCTATCTGGCAGGGTGACACCACTGGTGGCGTTGGAAACAACGGCTACTGGGATGGTTTCTTGACTATCCTTGGCGACCTCGGATTTGGCGGTGCTGGCGACCCTATCAAAGGTAACGTAGCCAACGCTTACACTTCTATCACTGCTTCAAACATCGACGACATCATCGGAACAATCTACGGTGTTATCCCTGCTGAACTGCTGGGTAAATCTGACCTGTTTATCGCAATGGGCGTTGACACTTTCCGCAAGTATCGTCAGTGGCTGGTGGGTGCTAACTTGTACCACTACCCTGCTAACGAAGTAGCTGAAATGGAAATCATCGACCCTGTAACTGGCATCAAGATTTATGGCCTGCACGGTATGAACGGGACAGACAAAATCGTTGCTGGTTTGTGGTCTAACTTCTGGTTAGGTACTGACATGATGAACGAAGAGGAGAGCTATGAGTTTATCTTCAACCCTTTCGAGCGTCGCGTACAATTCCACGCTGCATTCAAATATGGTGTTCAGATTGCTTACCCTGAGCAGGTAGTTTATTTCTCACTGTAAACATTAAGTAAGTTACCAAATAGTAAGTTAAACCCGGGGGGTGGGGATACAACCTCACCCCCTTTAATTTAAAAATAAAATATGGCTTGTGTACTCACCACCGGATTTACCTTGGATTGCAAAACCGCATCCGCAGGTATCAAAACCATTTGGCTCGTTGAATTTGATGCCAAATCTACCCTAACAAAATCAAGCGGAGAAGTTTCCGCTCACACCTTGTCAGGTGGCAAATCTTACTTCAAATATGAATTGGAGAAAGAAACTGCCTCAATGACTTGGAGAACTATCCCATCAACCGAGAACGGAACCGTATTTTACGAGGCTGACTTGGTTGCCCGTCTGCACAAAGTTACCACTGCCCAGCGTAACGAAATTAAGTTACTGGCACAGAACAGAATGTTGGCCATTGCCCTTGATGCAAGCGGTGACTACTGGCTGTTGGGTGCTGACTATGGTGTTCAGTTGCAGCAGAGTGAAAGCAATTTCGGTCAGGCATTTGGTGACTTCAAAGGTCATGTGCTGAACTTTTTGCACAAAGAAACCGACCTGCCTTTGAAAGTTCAAAGCGGTGTTGTATCTTCGCTCGCTCTCGGTTCTTGATTGATTTGAGTGTTTCATGCAAAGGAGGTCACCTACGGGTGGCCTTTTTTGTTTAACATCAAATCTACCTACTTTTATAGTTGATGTTATACATCACAAAAAGCGGCACACCTGAACTTATAATCACGGGCAAAGAGAAAGTGACTATTTCTCCCGTGTATTATTTATTGGTGTTCGAGAGCGAAATGTCGCAGGAACGCAAGGCATTTATCGTGTCGGACAGCAGCACAGCACCCAACAGATATCAGCTATTTTCATTTGTTGAGGGTAGCAGCACCGCCAAAACGCTTGCCGTAGGTACGCATTATTGGTCATTATACGCACAAACTTCACCGACCAACACAAATTATCTGCTGGCAAACGAGGAAATCGACAGAGGCCTTGCATATGTTTCTACCAGCCACACCCCATTTAATGACCACGAGGTCAACACAACGATTAAACAGCACAACGTAGGATGAGTTTTGAACTATTACGCATAAATTTTG